CGGTATCGCCTGACGGAGGTTGATGTAGAATCCCCCCACATAGTCCCTGTTACGGAACGCATGGTTGGGAAGCTCCAGCGTCACATTCTCCGTGCCTACCGTGACCGCCACCGTCGGGAGGGTGTTGAAATTCACCCTGCCCAGTGACGGGAACGGAAAGGGAAGTCCTGTAAAAAAGTTAGGCCACATAGCTACCTCCTTTCTTACCGGAATTAACCCCAGTAGTTGTTACCATATCCATAACCGCTACGGCCATAAGCCACATCTCCGGCGTATGCACCGAAAGCTGCCGCACGGAAAGTTTCCGGGTTATATACCTGCAACTGCGGGTACGGTACCGCTACTGTGGGAGGCATCTTACACTTGATACCATCCACATCCCCCTGCAAAGCCTGCAAGCCTGCCGCCAAAGGCGCAATCTGCTGTCCTACGGCATTCAGGATGGTAGCGTTCTGGTTACGTTGTGAGATTTCAGCCGTCAAAGTAGCCTTCTCTGCGGTCAGTGCCGCAATCTTGTCCTGAAGGGCTTGGTTTTGCATGGCATCAAGCTTGGCAAGGATTGCATTTGTGTTTGCCGTTGCGCCGTCACGCAATGAAAGGGTGTTCTGGTTCGCCGTATTCACCAATGTGTTTGTCTGGTTGCACATAGCCAGTTGGTTCTCATAGCCCATCGTGGTGATGGCATTTTGCGTCTTACAGCAACAGTCTGCAATTTGGGTCAACACAGCTTGGTTTCCGCTCTGGAAAGCGTTGATGATTTGCTGCGTGGACATGCCCACCTGGTTCCCTACACCCTGAATCAAGCCTTGGATGTTGCACAAAGCCGTCTGCAACTGTTGTGTAGAACAGTTCAAAGAAGAAGCGAGCTGGTTAATGGCATTGCCGTTACCCTGAATGGCGCTCATCAGGTATTCACGACCCACATCACCGTTCAATTCAGCCGGTAATCCTCCTCCGTTACGTCCTCCGAAACCGAATCCGTTACCGCCCCAGCAGAACCAAAGCAGGATAATCCAGATAAACCACCATGAGCCTCCCCATTGATCCTGGTTGTTGCGTCCCTGAGAAAGGAGCGCCATCAGGTTAGGATCCACTCCCTTGCCGCCCATCAGGTTAGGAAGCATGGCCATGATGTCAAACTTGTTGCCCCCACCGCTCGAAGGCTCCTGATTAAAAACATAAGTTCTCTCCATAATGTATTTTTAATTAATAGTTACAAGGTCAGGCATATCCTGACCCTGCAAAACTACAAATACATTATGTTACTCAAAATCAATTCTTTCCCAACCCATTCCCGATTCTTTCCCGATATATTCCCATCATTTTCCCACACCTCACACGCGAAGAAAAATTAGACAGCATATAGTTTACCGCCCGTTTCGTCTTGCCGACCAATGATGCAATCTGGGAAGGGTAGAAGCCCTCCTTAAAAAGGAAATACACAAGCAAGTAACGCGCATCGACGACCTCCGCCTCCTTGCTTCCCGACAATATGACTTTGGGTGCGATTTCCGTTTCCCTGCTGACAACCTGAATAATCTCATTAAAAATATCTGCCTTACACATACAATATTCAATTTTTATTCATACCTTTGTCAAACCACATGACAAGGCGTTTATATACAACAATAGCTCGCGATGAAGACATAAAGCCCTCAACGCGCGAGCTATTTTCGCGTCTTGTCATGTGGTAATGCAAGGAACGTTGGGGGCTTTTTTTATACTCCCGTCCCCGAAGGAGTAAACGTTACTTTTTCAGCCTGTACACAAACCTTCCGAATCCGATAAGGATACAAACAACCACAGCCAGAAGCGCAAATCCTCCGTAATGCAGCTTGGTTTCCTCCCACCGCGAAAGCTTACGTTCCACCGGAACCGGTACTGATACACTGTCCACCCTGACCGTCTCCAATGTGTCATGCACCACGCGGTCTCTCCAATGTGTCCGATACCTATATTCTGTCCTATACACTGTGTCCCTCTCCGCCCTCAACTCTATGTAAATAGAATCTTTGAGGAAAGTACTATCCGAAAACCAACGTACACCATACACGCTGTCCACCCTGACCGTTTCCACCGGAACATATTGTACCCGTGCACATCCACACATGGCAAACAATAACAGGCCGACCACGAGCCAGAACACCGGCACCATCAGCCAAGGCCAGAACACTTTAAAAAATCTATTCATTCCTACTTCTTTTTGTGGCAACGAAAAAGCGGCAAACCCGACTTGTTTATGTGGGATTGCCGCTTGGTTAACGGAATGGTTTCGTGTGGCTTGACTACTATTCCCCTGATGCAAGGGACTATCTTCATTTTTTAGGATGAAACAAATATTTTGCAACAAAATTGAATATCCCTATCACATTGGCCAACGATGTGGTAAGTAAGGTTATAAGTACCTTGTCTGACAAGAATATTATCCCGTATCCGTCCAAGAACACAAGAGCGAGAGAAATCAACATATATATGCACATGAATCCAAATATCACGTAACTGAATATTTTCCGTTGCTCACGGTCTTGTTTAAGTCCCTCTATTTCCTCCCTTTGGCGGTCTATCTGTGCACGCAGGTAATCTATTGTCAGTTCATTGGATTTTTGTTCCAACAAATTCACCTGTGATTCTTCGGATTCCTCCTTGTCCTTGCCTTCATCAGAAAGGATTCGCATAAGGTCTTCAAACTTTCCTTTCATGACTTGTGCGACTTTAATACCGTTTCAACAAGCTTTTCATAATACAGGGCTGTTACTTCATCCGGAATAGGAACATTTTGTTCCGGTACATAACAAACAGACCATGGCGTACCTTTTCGGTGCGTCAAAGTGACCATTTCAGCATCCGTAAAATCACGGTAACGCTTCCATACCATCTCAACAATTTTCTTTGCCTTGTCACCCTCCAACACTGGCTCCGGAAATGAAATCGTACAATTATTCTCGTCCCAATCCATCACAACGGCCTTTTCTGTTATCGGGTCGGCCTTGTATTGCTTGAAAGAATGGTAAACAGATGGAATTACAGGCCCGTATTTCCATGCTTCCACCTTGTCAAAACGTTTGTCAAGCAAAGGTTCCTTGTTTATCGCCAAAGAGAATCCATGAGCTATATAGACACGTTTCATCAAACCTAATTGTGTTAGGTTCTTATTCTCCTTTTTCGCTAAATCAATGAAATAATTAGCCACAGAAAGTGCATTATCTTTCATATTTTAACATTTGAATGGAACAAAAGTAGAGTAATTTGTCCATTTTTCCAAGCTTGTTAAGCCTTATTTATCTTCATTAACTGCAATCCCACCAAGTCAAAGACCGCTTCCCCGTCACCGGGTTAATAATCATTTATTTCACACCGCCAACGCCCGCGCCAGCATCCAGACACCCACGGCCAATACGAGGAAAACCAACCAAGGCGGCAAACCCTTCCCGTCGTCTCCTCCGCCATCGTCAAGCATCGGCCAGTATTCATCATCTCTCTCCTTCATAGGACATCTTTTTTAGCAACGCCTTAAAATCACAAAAATCACGCATGGCTTCCTCACGTTCCCTTTTTGTTTTCAAAGCAGCACTTTTTGCCGATTCTTCAGAAGCTTTGGCCAATTCAGACAGTTCAATGTCAAACTGCCTGTCAGCTTTCTCAAACGCATCCTTGAATCGGTTTTTATCTTGGTGTTGTGCCGGTATGATACACACCAACACAACGATAATAGTATCTGCCAACATCCTCACACCAGATTAAAGAACCTGTCAGCCTCCCATTTCCTGCGCTTCACCAGTCCCTCCAGCTTCCGCTTCTTCCCGGCCACGGTCGCATACACCCACTTCATGAACTCCCCACGCACCTCCGCATCAGGCGCACAAGCCCGTATTTTCTTCAAAAGTGTGGAACCGGCCAACGCATCGCACCCAAGGTTATACGCGAAATCCACCAACGCGTCAAACTTGTTCTGCCTCTCTGTCACGCCCAGTTTGTCCACGAATGCCTCATATTCCGCCAAGTCACGCCTGAGCTGCCGTTCCGCCTCGCCCTCCGTCATCCTGTCGCCACGCTTTACGCCCGCCGTATGCCCGTAGCCTATCGTCCACACCCCCGCCGGACAACGGTAAGCCGTGCCCCGGAATCCCTCGAAACGCTTTATCGCCTCAATCAATGAATTACTTGCTTTCATATCTCCACTTTTTTGTTTAACTTTGTTTCCGCCTCCCGCGAGGGACGCTTATGTAATTAATATGTTTTCATAAAGTATTAAGATTAAGGTTAATGTGTAGGGAGGCGGCGGCCTCCCTTTTTTCATGCCCCGCTTCCCTTTAGAGCTTCTATTTCCTCCTTTAATGCCGAAATTTCCGACTGGAAACCGGAGATTACGTCCTGCACGGATTGGGCTGTGAAACCATCGTTGATTCCGTCATATCCACCGACACCTTCGATGTACACGTCACCGTTTTTCATCACCTCCATGGCGTTCTTCTGTTTCGCTGTCCCCCAATCGTTGAAATACTGCGTCCCGTTGCCGATGGAAAACAATGTCTGCTTGTCCGCAGAATCCCCTTTGTGCGATTTGTTGGATATCCCCAATGCCGTCTCGGCGAAGTTACGCGCTACCGTTTGCCAACACAATGCCACGGAACAACCACCC